ACCGATGATCGGCAATCCGTTCGTATCGCCAGGAGCCGCCGCAGGCAACCGCTCGAACGTCAGCGTGATGGGCATCAGGACAACGCCGCTCGTCGATGATTTCCCGCAAAGCGTCCCCACCCAGCATTGTGTTTCTGTTGCAGTGAGGGTGAGCTTATACAGCCCTGGTGCGTTTGCTGCGTCTACTTCACTGGGTGCGTTTGTGGGAGCGGCGGCCACGCCGTCCTTCACCCAGCGCAGCGTGTGATTGGCCACGTCGCCCGTCTTCGGTGCGTTGTTCGTCGTGTCCCACGCGACATATTGGATCGTGAGTGATTCGCCGTAGATTGCCATGTCACGCACTCACTTGCTGGAATAAATGCCACGGGACCATCTTCGGGATTGCCTGCTCGGAAACCACCGGCCAGAAGCGGCGGCGAGGAGGCAGGATTAACGGCACACCGCCGACACGCAAATCGACGTTGGAGGGGTCGGCAAGGGCGGAAATTTCAGCATCAGATAATCCGCGAGAATAGGTCATAAAATCTGCAATTGTGCCATTCATTTGCCCTGCACCGTCGCCGTACCAAGCCCCAATACTTAGTGGGACGGTAGGATCGCTCGATGGAACCAAGTTCGTGTAGCCGTTCCCATCCACTACGCCGTCCAAGAAAATCTGCACCGCCGGTTTCATGACAGTAATAGCGACATGCCGCCAACGATTGTTGCCCACCGGCGTACTTCCATTCACTCTATCGTCTGAATAGCTGAACGGAGCTATATAGATACAACCAACCGATGGGTCCGCGCTACGGATCCCCACAACATTGTTAGAAAAACGCTTATCCTTTTGTCTCGCACACAAGTGACCATAGTCCTCATAACCTGCATCTTGCGTACCGATCCACCTAGCAAATGACACTATCGTGTACACCGAGCGTCCGTCAAGACCACCGCCCATAGGAATCGCGGCATATTGAAGTGACGCCGCAATCTCAGTCTGTAATGCGCATCTGCGAAGTTCTGTATCCCACACCCAATCCGTCGCCGCATCCATGTTCACTAGTCTCCCGTGATTCGCATATAGCGACGAATCCGGATACACCATCGACCCGATGCAGCCGTGGCCGCCGAGGCCCGCGAAGACCAATCCTTCAGCGAGCGGCGCATCATAATTGATGCGAAACTCCATCGGGCGTTCCCGCATTTTAGGGTATAACGGCGGCATACACTAATCCTCCACCCGTTCATTGAAGGCATAGGCGTTTACAGTCGCCGTCAGCGCTTGACCGGTATCCACGTTTTCTACTGCCAATTTGAATTTGTACGCCAAAAGCGGCACGCTTTCCCGCAACACTCGCCTATGACTCGCGGTATCTGCGGGCGGAGAGAACGCGGCAATCAACGTCTGATTCCCTTGTTCCTCGTAATTCGTCCCGTCTAGGCATCGCAGCAAGTGCACTTTGACCGTCTTGTTTGCTGTCGGCGCCGTAGCGTAGCTCCAGACTACTTCGACGCTCATCGCGCCGTAGCGATTGCTCGTATTGTCAATCTCGCTGCCGGTGTATGTGGACCCATTCGCCACGCTAGCAGAGCTAATGCCTGTGGTAAGAGACGTATATGGACTGGGCTTCAGTGTATCTGGCAATGCCATTGTATTCTCCTTCTCAGATCATGCTTCGTGCGGATTCGATGTGGCCTGGATAGACTTCCGGCAAGCCCAGAATCTCCGCTCTACTTGCGGGCCGCTCGCCGAGGGCTAGAAGCTTCTGCTTCGTTGCCTCGCCAATGCCGGGCAAGGCTTGAATCATTGCTCGCACGCCCGCATTGCCGAAGTCGATCCCGCCGCCAGTGCCGTCGTCGCCAGTCGCCTGCGACAAGAATGGGATCATGTCAGCGACTTTGGGCGACACTTGAGCAAGCTGGTTTAATGCGGCCTTCACTGCGGCATACTCGTCATCGTCGAGCACAGCCGCGATTGCCCGCCAGGTGATAAAGCGCTGCGTGGGCACGCTGTATCTCGGCTCATTCAAACTCGCTGCCACCTCGTCGTCGGTCATGTTGGCGTAGCCGACGCCAAGCGGATCGTCGCGAAGCTCGGCAACCAGAAGTTCGTAAAAGTCAGCCATTGATTCGTTCCTTTCACGAAAACACCTTCGCGTCGCGGTACGCGATCACCGTTATTCCGAGCCGGTCGTGAATCACTCTCGCCAGGTCTGTTTCGCTTTCGATCATGAGGTTGACCTCGTTGCTGCGCACGAACCTTTGCAGTGTCTCGGCCTTCCACTCTGCAGCCTCGTTGCCGTCGAGAAAGCATGGCGATAGGAGCAGTTCGCGGTATGTGATTCCGCGTTCGCAAAGCCAGCGTTCGGTCTCTTCTCTCGCGGCTTCTCCTCGCGCCGAAATCACCAATCGTACGGCGCGATAACGCGGCCTCTGCAGCAATGCGCCGCGCTCGCAAAGGACGCCGTCAACGTCTATCGCCGCATGGCTCATGATTGGCGAATTGAGTACATGCCATTCGAGCCAGTGAGGCAGCGGATAGTGGCGCGCGATGAAATCGACGACCGGCGCGTGGCTGTAAACTGCTGCAGTCACGATCTTTGCTGACGGCCATGTTCTCCGCGCGCGAATCGCGGTCTTGAGTATGCTCCTCGCGCTGACAGACGTATCGTCAACGATTGCCACCCTACTTGGCGGCCTGTCGCCAAGACGAGAACTGCGAGTCCCGGTTCCGGCCCAGACGACCTGAGCGCCGCAGCCAACATACAGCGGAACGTGGAGCATGCAAGCGATCACTGACGCCGGGATTATACCGCTTCTCGCCACACCGACGATCGCGTCGCAATCGCTCAGCGAGTCGAGAAGCAGCGTGGCGTCTCTGACCAGGTCCGTGATTCTGACGAAGCTGTTGCTCGCTACAGGTTGACCGATAACTGCTGGACCTCCTCCACCCAGATTGGCTGATAGGTGGCGACAGCGTCCTTTTGCGATCACATGCTGTTGGCGTCGCCGTCCGCGCTCTGAATCACCGTAGAGTGCGCACTCGCCGTCTCGTCGCCGGTGAGCGCAGAGATCGCAAATCACTTCTGGTTGATCTCGATCACTCACTGTCGCGACGCTTCGTTCTTTTGGCCGCCTGTTGAGCGCGAGCCGCACCGCTCGTCGCACTGCGATTGCGGTTGACAGCCGATGCGCTCGACGCTGGCTTGCGCGTTGTTGGGTCTCTTGCATTGGCATTTCTGATTCGTTTTTGGCTGAACCTGTCGCCACCAGTTTGGATTCTGTTTGCCGATTTGTTCGTCGATCCACTTCACGACTGGCAGCAAGCCACGCCTGAGCTTGCACCACGTCTGATCTGGTTTCGCTGGATTGCCGTTGACGGCGCGGTTGACGTGGTAGCAACCGCCGGCGCAGCCAGCCTTGGCTTCACATGAGTGACATTGCGTGAAGACTTCTGCTGTTGCGAAGTTCTTCTTGCATGTCTCAATCGCCTTCTGCGCACTTGGACCAGGCCGCAATGGCTTGCCTTCGAGAACGTCCCAGACATGGCCGAAACACCAGTCAGACAGAACGTCGTCGGTGACGAAGCGGTGACACGCGAAGAACGCGCCGTCCTGTCTGAGCGCGAGAAGTGACTGGCCGGCGCCACAGCCTTTGGCTTGCTCTTTATCTGGAGTCCTGATCGCCGGGCCAAGTCGCGCGAACCAGTAGTTATAGAATGGCGGTTTGCCGGCGCGGACGTCCTCGACTAGATCGCGCGCGATCAGCTTCATTTGTTCGACGAAGGCAGCAATCGACTCGTCTGACCAAGGCTTGTAATTGTCCGGGATCGGCGTCCAGCCGCTGCCAAAGCCATTTTTCTTCAACCACAGCCAGCTGCGATAGAGCAGCGGTGCGGCATTCTCCGCGATCGTTGAGCGACGGGCGCGGCCCTTGTCCGCAAAAATTGGAGTTAGCTCGACATATTTCTCGCTGACGTCTGGTCGGTTGAGCGCACACGCCTGAGGACAGCCGTCGATCGACCGTTGGACGCCAATCTTGTGCGCTCGCAGAAAGTCGCGGAGCGATTCGTCGCCGACGACTCCATTCGTGACGATCGAGTATCGCACGGAATCGCCAACCGTCGCGACGACCTTTTCGATTCCGTCTCGCGCCAGAAGAGGTTCGCCGCCGAAGAAGTTGAGCGTCTTGACGCCAAGTTTCTTCACGACCTCTGGAAGACAGGCGATCATTTCGTCCGAGATATCAGGCCGCCTGATCGCTGTCGGCTGATGCAGGTAGCAATAGCGACAGTTCAGGTTGCACCTATCAGTAACGTGGAGATCGAGAGTTGAAATCTGTTTGAGTTCAGTCATGAGTTCGTTTCGCGATCGCAGTTTTCGCAACAACCGCCTTCGTAGTCACATGTTTGGCAGCAGTCCTGTGGATAGCATGGAACGTCGCTCTCGCAGGCATAGCAGCTCGGACAATCGACGTCACACTGATAGCACGCCGCACACGTTTCGTGATCGCAGTTTTCGCAGCAGCCTCCTTCGTAATCGCATGTCTGGCAGCAATCCTGTTGGCATGGACCAGCGATGTCGCCGTTGCACGGCTCCTGATCGCAGACCTGGCAACAGGTATCAGCGTCGCAGACCTCGCACGGCATGCAACCAGAATCGCATTCGCACGGATCGCATGGATCACAGCTATAGCAGGTTTGGCATTCCGTATCGCACGTGTAGCAGCTCTGACAATCAGGCTCACAGCTATAGCACGTCGTGCATTGGTCGAGGTCACAGGTCTGACAGCAAGTGTCGGTTTCGCAGGAGTAGCACTGTGAGCATTCGGTGTCGCAATTGTAGCAGGTCTGACATTCGGTGTCGCACGTGCATTCAACGTCACAGAAGTAGCATGATTCGCAGAATAGGCACGTCGCGCAGTCTACGAAGCAACCACCTTCGTCGCAATAAGAACAGTGATCACCGTCGCAGAAGTAGCAGACGTCGATATCACACCATTCGCATTCAAGATCGCCGTCGCAATTCTGGCACGAGTCGCCGTCGCACGTACATGCGTCGGCGCTGCATGTATCTCCAGGTGAGTCGCAGCCACATTCGCTTGAACACTCGCCTGAATCGCAGTTGCATTCTCTGAGACAGCTTCCGCAGTCGATCCGACAGCCGCCTTCTTCGCAGTTCTGGCACACGTCAACGTCGCAATAGAAGCAGACGTCTACGTAGCACGTATTGCAATTAGTGTCGGTGTTGCAGCTGACGCAGGTGTCGCCGTCGCAATTGCATTGATCACCTTCGCAGTTGCACTCAACGTCACAGCTACAATCACCAGTGCCGCATGTATCGCCGTCGCAATCGCAATCACCGGTGCAGCTATCAGTCGTGCATTCCTGATCGCAAGAGCCACTACATGAATCGTTGAACGGTTCGCATGCTGAGCAATCGGCGCAATCGGCTGAGTTGCAAGGATCGCATGGATCGCACGACGTACACTGCTCGTCACACCTCACAATGAACCAGAGGATCCAGCCGCGGTGGCGAACGAATCGAGCGACCACCTTCGTTCCAGCTGGCACTGGTCCTCCAGGAAGCTGCACCCAGTCGGCAACGCGGCCGTACTCGTCTTTGATCGTGATCGTTCCATATTCTTTCGTCGAAATCGACGCTGAGCCGCAACAGCTCAAGCTCGATTGGAGTGTTCCTTCGACGATCCAGGCCTCAGGCGGAACCCAAATCTGAAAGCCGGATTCACCAAGAGGAATGCCGAACACGACGCCGCCCTTGCGGCAAATAGCAGCAAAGCCAATGGCGTCGTGAAGCGTGACCTCTGTATCGGAATCGACGACCCATTCGCCACTACGCAAGACGAGAGGGTTCGCCTTGGCTGATTTTATCTCTTCGCCTTCATTCTGTGGAAAATCCTCTTTGAGTTTGAATGGAATCAGCTCGAATCCATGGCCTGGAGTCCCGGCGCCAGACGACAACGATCCAACGAGTCGTCCTTCAACTTGTCTGACGACTCGCGAGATTCGTTGGATCGACCGCGACGATAACTTGGCCATTACAGAATCGCTCCGAAAGGCAGCTCACGATACGCCTTGTACTTCGTCAGCCATTTCGCATTGTCCGGCGTCGGATCGCTGAGGACTTTTCCGTTGCCGTCGAGCAGCACTGGCTCAGTCACGGGTTCGCCATTGATTCGAATGCGGCGACGTTCGCCGTCAACGTTTTCGTACAGTCCTTGATCTAGGATCGCTGGTTGCCATGTGCCATTCTGAATCAGGAAGCTGTAGCCGACTTCGTAGAAGCTATAGCCGCCGTCGATTTGTAGCGGTCCAATATCAATCTTGTCGAGCTTGGCATAGCCTCTCGGAATCGAGATTCCACCCAGGCTGAAAGAGTCAGAATTGATCGCGTCTACGTAGCTAAGCAGCCACGTTGGAACGCTGGCTCGATTGCGTCGATAGGTCACCTGCCAGCGCGAACGCTGAACCTTCGGCGGAGGATCGAAATAATCTCCAGCGGAATTGAGGACTGGCTTGCCGAGAATGTCTCTCGTGAAGTCCTCTTCGTAGGATACTGACGACCACGTGATCGACGGTGGCCGCTGAAGCGGGTTCTCGTTCCAATTCGGATCGACAGAAACATTTTCGTACCCGACAGTCAGTTCCCACGCCGTCAGGTCGCCACGGAGCGGCTTGCATTGCTTACGCACCGCGTAGAGCCACGCGAATCGCGGATGGACCGAACCCAGCGCCGGCCCAGACGCAAGCACAGAATACTCTGTCAGCGCCGAATTTGACTCAACGACAAAAGACCTCTCTGCGCTGGCTGATATCTTGCCTTCAGGCAGCTGCAGATTGGCGCTCGCGGTGTGAGTCAGTTTCTCCGTGACCGTCATATCTCAATGGCTTCCTCTTGGTTCGATCGCTTGACCTCCTCAATCAATTTCTCAAGCTGCGAGACCATGCGCGTCGTGTTTTCTGCGGTCTTCTTCTCCGGTCTCTGTCCTGCCTCCTGATAGGTACTGATCGCCGAGAGAATCGCCGAGAATGCGCCGGTTCCGCGCGTCACGGCTTCTGCGTAGCGCTTGCCAGTTGGCTCGACCTCTTCCGGCGGCATGAGTGTCTCTTTCTGCTTTTCGAGAAATCGCATGTAATCCTGCGCAGAGAGAAGGCCGCGCTGGAATAAGTCCTGTGCTTTTTCGATTTCCTTTCGCGCTTTCTCCTCTGGTGTCGCGACGCTTTCCGCGATCCGCGCAGCTTCACGCTGGGCCTCATTAAATTCTTCTTGCGCTTTTTTCATATCCTCCTCGGCTTTTTTTGCGGCCTCAATCTTTTCAAGCATAGCCCGAGCCGCTGCGATCTCTTCTTCCGTCGCACCGAGTTTCTGCAGTTCGCGGAGCTTCTTTTCGATTTCGGACATGCCGATGGTTTCGAGTTGATCTTGAATCCCGTCAAGAATTTTACTGATGGTGCCCTCATTTTCACGAAAGCCGTCGCCGAGATTTTTCCCGACGTTTGCCGCTGGCGGTTGAAGATTGCGCATCTTTTGTTGAACTTTTTCAAATTCTGCCAAAAAATCCTCGCCCCACAAATTCGATTTGGTTGCGAAGCCCCATGCTCCACGTCGATATGCTGCATATTGCTCCTGCATTTGTTCAAGGATTGGACGTGCGCCAGGTATGAGTCCGAGCACTCCAACGCCCGGCGCGATCGGAGCCATCGTTTGGGCCTTTAAAGATAATTCGATGATGCCATATAGGGCAGCCATCAATCCAGCAATTGCTCTGGCCAAGATATCCGCTGCATCGGCCACGAGTGCGAGCGCATTGATGAATGTGTCAGCATAGGCAGGTGTATTGGCCATTGTGTTGTTGACTTCTTGCAGTTGTGGCACAAGCATATTGGCGATCGCCATGGCTACTTGCGCAAGCGGATCGCCGAGAAGCTCTAAGAGATCGCCCCAGGCATTTTGTGCTTGAATGGTTGGGTCCACCATTGCTTCCGCTGTGCCGCCGATCTTCTGCTGGACCACGTCGAGGATCAGGGCCTGGGCTCCAGCAGTGTTGCCCGTCTGAATCATGGCGTCCAGCATCTTTTTTTGTTCTGCCGTGAAGATGATCCCGGCGTCCGCCAATTTGCCGAGCGCTTTCTGCGGCGAACCTAAAGATTTTCCGAGCAGCTCCGCGGCGCCTCGCAAATCTCGTCCTGTGGCTGCCGCCAAGTCCAATGCTAATTGCGTGGCTCGCTTGAGGTTATCACCCACTAGGCCGAATCGCATCAGCTGGGCCATCATCGGCATGATGGCTTCGTCGCCATAGTTCGACGCCTTCTGTAGTTCACCGGCGAACGCTGCCAATTCACGACTCAATGTTCCAATGGCGTGGCCGCTTCGAACGCATTCGACTTCCAATTGGCGCATGGCCGCCGCCTGCACTCTGGCCTTCTCGATCGCGTCGCGAATATAGCCAGAAAGGCGTCCGACGGCGCTGCTGACGATGCCGTAGGCTGTCTTGGCGAGCGTCAAACCCGTAAGCACCGCGGTGTAACGACGAGTCTGATCGACGATATCCTTTGTCTCACGCTGAATCTTCGTGAGGCCGTCGATCGCGTCTTTGACGTTCGCGATTACGTTTATGGCTACATCCGCCATGCGATTTCCTCAGCATGCTCTTTCATGAATCGCGCCCACGCTTCGAGCTGATCAGGTTCCATAGTCTCAAGCATTAAGTTCGGATTGGCATATCCAAGGTAAAAGGCCAAGCGGTAAACGAATCGCTCGACCTCTGGGTCTAGCCTTTTTTTTCGACACTCATTCCGTTCATATCCTGCACGACGCCAAAGAGTTTCTGAATCACCGTAGCGTCGAGCTGCGAGACCAAGACGACGCCCTCTTCGTTCGCCATGCTTGGTTCGTTGTTCTCATCAACGAGACTGTAGGCAACAAAGCGCGCCATGAAATCTGGCTGCATTTGGCCATCGATCGTGCTTGCCGCAGCGCACTCGTACCATTCGCGAGCATTGAGACTGCGAAGGCGAAACCTGTAGGTCTCGCCGTCTCGCTCAATCTCAACGTCGCGATATCGTCTTGACCGCAATCGTTCGATTGCCTCGCGTAACTGAGTCATACCAATCTTCCAGTTTCTTTCTCGCTCTTGCTGCTTTCACCGGGTCAACCTGCCATTCGAAGTTCAGCGGCACCGCATATCCGAGATCGACAAGCCACCACGCGGTGAGAGATTCGATCTCGTCGCCGACGCGAAGGCTTTGGCCCGGCACTTCGCGAATAATGCGAACGCGGTACTTCATGATCCTGACGGCCCCTGGACCTCAAAGGTGTACTCGCGCTTGAGAATGCCAGTCTTCTCGACGGTGATCTCGCCGGCTGTGCACGCCACGCATTCGTAGCTTTGCGATCCGATCGTCACGGTGAACGTCTCGCCTGGGTCGAGCAGCTCCTCTGCGAGCGCGTCGAGAGCAGAATGCAACGTCGGATCATAGGCCACCCGCAGTTTGATCTGGCCATACGTGATTCGCGTTGGAATTTTCTGCGCGTAATCGGCCGAGTCATCGACGAGTTGCAGCTCCTCGACGTCTTGGCCGATCTGCGGATAGGTGACAGATTCAACGTCCGATACCGTCGTCGTGTCAACCTGAACTGTCGTTCCTTTGCCTTTTACCGCCATGGTCATGCCCCTTTCTTTGCTTCGATCTTGGCTACAGCCTCACGAATGACTCGCGCGATTTCAGCTGTGGCTTCTTCCGTAATTCGAGGACTGAATTGATCCATGAATCCTTTGAAATAAGGTTGTACTCGCCCGCGATTTTTGCCAGCCTTTGTCTGACGGTCAGTCGTACCCAAGACAAACCAGTGGACGTTGGCCTTGCCGATTCCAACGCCTGGTCGCGTCCTCTTCTTCGTTGCGCCGCGGCGTGTGGCTTTGCCGACTCCAAAGCCGATTTTTGCATGCTGCAATGTGCCGCGCTTGACCTTCAGCGAGTAGCCGATTCCAGTGGCTACGCGGCTCCTCACACGCGGTGGCGCTGACCACGACTTAGCGCCGGCTTTAAGCTCGTTCCGAAACTTGCGCAGCACCGGCCGCAGCGCTGCGGCGAGCTTGCGGCCGCTGAGAAGCTGACTCAACTCGCCTAACTTCTGTCGCAATTGATTGGCGTCAACCTCGATTTCTAGCATTTCAAGACCGTGAAAGTGATCGTCACGAAGTATGTCGGCTCAGACGATTCGCTATCGACCAGCAGCGCGCCTCGAGTCTCCGACTCGACGAAGAAACTCCACGTCGCGTTGCCTCCGTCGTCAAGGTCTTGCATGTCAAGTTCACGCAATTGGTCCGCAAGCTCGTCGGCTTCAGCGCGCGTTTCCGAGTAAACTGTCACGCTGACCGTGTACCTATCTGCGAATGTTCCGTCTAATCCAGCGTCTGGAACGTTGGCTCCAACCGACACGACGACTGCTGGCAAATCATCACCGGGCGCAAGCTGATCAGGCCTGACTCGGTCGTTGACCGAGCTGCAGACCTTCATAACTGCAGTTCTGACTGCCTCATAGATCGTCACGTGCCGCTCCTTCGATCTCGATCACCAGCTGCCCGGGTACGATCGTGTCGATCTCGATCCGCGTTCCGTCGCGTAATCGCGCAACGCAATCTGTCGTGATCTGCGACGTCACTGCCGTGCGCCAGACTCGCAAAGTGTAGCGAGTTCCTGAGGTGACAACGTCGCCAATGACGGTCTCACGCGCCGGGCTTGCCTCGACTGAAGCGAGACAGTCACACATCAGCTCGTCGCGAGACGTCGGCTGACCGTCACTCGCTGTTTCCTTCACTTTGCGATAAAAGGCGACGCGATTTGTCAGCGCGTCACCAAGCTTCACCGTAGACATCGCAGATAGGCCTCGTCCGTAATGCCACACACCTCTGGCTGAATGTCGGTCGATCGCGCCTGCCAACGCGCGGCCGATGTTCTCAACACAAGCTGTTTCACGTCCTCTGGCAGCGCGGCGTAGCCGCCATAATAGGTCACGCGGAGCGCCGAACCGCTCGCCACAACTGGCTGGAGGAACAAGAGTTCTGCAGGTACACGTTGCCGAAGCAGGTAACTCGTCGATTCGAGAATCGTCTCATTGCCAGTGATCTCGTCAATCACGCTGACTTCGAACGAATGTTCGTCATCAACGACAACAGGCGAATATGGCAATAGCAGCCGCGACGGAATCGGCCAATAGACGGTCACGCGCACTTGCGAGACGCCGACGCCAATCCCAAGCGCGCGCTCCACGTCGAACATTGCGCCGGCTAGGATCACGTCAACGAGTGGTTCTGGCTCGCCGCTTGGCAGGCCGAGAAACATCGCCACTTCGCCGCTCGTGATCGGCCGCGTCTCTGGTCCCTGCAGAATCTCGATCATTGACGATCTCGCAAATACCTTGCGCGGCAAGGCGCTGCGCGAGGCGATCACTCACCGTGAGCGTTCGGCCTCGCGTCAGCGCCGCACCGCAATCAAGCACGCATGATTTGACGACTTTGATCTTCACGATCATGTGCTCGTACCCATGGTCAAGCAGCCAATGGCCTTCGTTGTACTGGCTGCCACAAGCTTGGCGTCAAAGTAGTAGAACGCCAAGAATCCGACGGCGTCGAATTCAGCAAAACGCTCCTGCAGCGCCAGCAGTCGCAGCTGATTGACTTCGCGAATGACGTATCGCTTGAAGTCGCCGAAGATCGCCACTTTGGCGCTTGCCGAGAAACTCGACGGCATGGAGGCATTCTCGACGACAGGATAGCCAAGCAATCGACCAGGCGATTGACCCGTCAGGTCAGGATAGAACAGCGGCCGTCCATAGTCGTCTTCGATCTTCTGGATCGCGGCGAGAATCGACGGATGCATCATCCAGACGGCATTGGCGCGATACGCCTGGTCAATGGCATAGACGACATCCAGGAGTTCGTCCCATGCGAGCACGTTGGATTTGGCCGCCGTCTTGGCTGTCGGCACGCCACCACTGGAAGCCAGCAAGCCAGTCGGCTGGCCGGAACCGGTTCCAGTCGTCTCATAGCCGTTGGCAGCGCGGCCAATTCTCTGAGCAATCAAATCGGCCAAAATCTGCTCAAGATCGACGGCGCTATCACGCAACAACGTCGTGCCGATCACGATCGGCTTCGACTGCAGCGTGTAGCAATCAAGCGTCACAGACGAAATCGTCGGATCAACCGACGCCGTCATATCGACAGAGCTGCTCAGCAAGGCCGCCGTATTCGACGTGTCATCCACAATCGGCATTGTGAGTTTGTCCATGGTGTCGGTCGTCAGCACGGTGGCCACCCGCCGCACCGCGTCATAGTTCGACAGCATTTCGACGGTGGCTTGGCCGATCCGCGTTTGAATGACGTCGCCACTCTCGTCGGCGCGGAAGAGACCGCCGGTCAAGTTGAGCGGCACAGTAATGTCGTTTTTGCCACGCCAACCGAGATCGTCGAGCAATCGCTTTTCGTCGGCTGTGGCGTAGCCATAGACGTCACGGGCCCAGGCCCGCACAGGAGACGTCAGAGGTTTCGCCTCTTCGTCGAGAGGCCTGACAGCCGTCGGCTTCGCGGCTAACTGATACGACCGCTTCTCCAGCTCGGCGTAGGCCTTTTCGACAAGGCTGTCAACGATTTCGTCTGTGATTGAATTGAGGGTTTCTGTTGTCATTCTTCTGCCCCTTTCTGACAAGCTTTTCATGTAGCGATCGCAGAATCTGCTCGCGCATGGCCTCTCTGCCCCGTGCAGAGTCTTCTGCTTCTTCCGGCATATGCGCTCGCAAATGAGCTTCTACTCTCGCTGCATCTTCTTCGCTGATTCCTTCTGTCTGGCTGAGACGCGCCAATGCATTGCGCACGGCTGCCAAGCTGGCCTTCGGCGTCCTGGTGTCTGAAGGCGGAAAGTGGTGTGGCAGCTTCAAATCGCCGAAGCTGTCGAGGCTCACGGCGAAGCCAAAGTAGCTGGCTATCTCACGTCTCTCGTCCTCTTCGAGTTCGTCCCAGCCTTTCTCGGTGAAATCTTCCAGCGTTGGCTTCTGCCATTCGCCTTCGACGCCTTCGCCTTCGCCACCTGGAGGATCGCTTGGAATGAAGGCGAGAGGCTTGAATCGCGTCTTGTTAGTCGGCGCTACTGCGGGTTGTTCTTCTTTTTCGTCGTGGCCTTCTGGTTCCAGAATCACGTCGGCCAGACGGAATTGCTGCGCGTCGTCGGCGCTCAGCCAGCTCCCGTCAACTTCGCCAACAAGAAGCTGCATGGCTTCGTCTGGAGTCATGCGGCCCTTGCTCGCGACGATCTGCGCAATGTCGCGGTCCATTTTCGCCAGCGACTCGGCGACGTCCCGAAGCGTGCGCGAGTTGCCAATGACGGCTGCATAAGGCAGGTGGAGGAAGAGCGTACTTCCGCGAAGCATCTGCATGGGCTTCCCAGCCAAGGCGATAATTCCAGCGGCGCTGGCTGCTATGCCGTCGATTCGCGTCACGACGTTGCCGTGTTCGCGAAGCGCGTTGTAGATCGCTAGACCATCGTAGGCTAAGCCGCCATAGCTGTTGATCCTGACCCACAAACGCGAGTTCTTTGGCCTACCAGCGATCCATTTGACGATCGCCTCTGTCGTCTCAGGCTCGCCAACGTCGTGATAGAGCCACAGCGTATCGTCTTCAATCTGCGCCTGGAGTTTCGGCGGTGACTGCTTGATTGCCTGTAAAACCTGTTCCCGATCGTATCCAATTGGCTGGAGTATAGTACGCATCTCCACCACTCCTTCTGTTGAGGTTCTCTCGCTCGCGGACTTCATTCGGCGAGAGAACACCGATTTCGACCAGCTTTGCGTAGGCCGCGACGCGCTCTGATATCTGCGTTCGCACGATCGCGTTGCGGTTATGCTCGAAGTAATACCTTTTCTTCTTCAGCGCCTTGCTGAGGAGCTTCGCAGTCGCCTCCGTCTCCCACGCCACCAGCCACGGATCAAGCGTCGTCTGCAGATAATCAGCATTCTCAGCTTCAATGCTTGCGTAGCTGGTTCTCGTTGGATCGCCGAGCTTATGCGGCGGCAAGCCGAAGACGTTGGCAATGGCGCGAAGGCCAGCGTCTCGCGATTCAACCAACTGCGATTTCTGTGGTTCAGCCACTGACGGCTGGAACTCAAGGCCTCCAGATAGGATTGCAATATCATGAGCATTGCTTGCTGAGCTGTGACGGCGACGGAACTCGTCGCGAAGCCTTGCGACTTCGTCGGCGCTGAGCGCTCGCGGCGACTTTATGAAGCCACTCAGCGCATAGCCTTTTTGGAAGAAGGCAGCTGCGAATCGCTGAACGCCAAGTTCAAGGCGAATGGCTTCTGCGAGCAGTCTGAGCGGAGAATCGCCAAAGACGCCGTCCCACGTCAGACCTGCGATATGCAAAATGTCGTCGTCTGAGATTGTCGTATCCTGACCAGTTGGCAATCGCGTCTTCCAGGCAAGACGGCCTTCGTCCACCGGTTGCGTGCGCAGCGGATCGAGAACTGTCAACGCCACAGGATCGCCAATCCCATTGCGTTGTATCCAGGCAAAGCCATTGCCAGTCAGGAGCGCGTGCGCCGTCAGCGTTCGCCTCAGCGTGTAGCCGGTCATTCCGGGCGCCGCCTGTTCGCGAAGAACGATCGCAGAAGGCCAGTCGTTCTCCGCCGTTCGGCCACCGTCTTCGTCACGCCGGTAGAGGCTGATCGGAACTTTCGCCACGTCGGCGCTGATCACGTTGACCGCTCGCCACACGGCCGGGTGGCTCAATGCCTCCTGGATCGTGACCTGTCCACCAGTGAGGACCCATTCGGCAATCGAGGCCCCGGCCCGCTCCCACGTGGAACTCGGCGCCCACATGTTCTTGATCCATGTGACGAATTCTTTCAGAGCCATTGGATACCGATTGCCTCTGCCGTTTGCTGAAGCTGCGCGTTACCCGCAGCGAGAACCAAAGCCACAACCAGGTCGATTGGTCCTTCGCTTTTGCGTTTACTCAGGCGACGCAATCCGTATTGATTCGTCTCGACCACAGTGTTGGCCAAGCAATACTCCATGACTTCGCTGCGAGCATGCTTGATCTTGCGGTCGTAAATTAGCTTCTCTGTTTCGCGAAGCGGCGCGTCCATTGCCTTGGCGATCATTGGGTGAGCCACGAGAAGTGACTCCGGAACGCCGTCACTGACGAGCCTTTGAACCAAGCCGGTAGCCAACGCGCGGTCGTAATAAATCGCCGTGACCTTGTACTGCTTGACCATGTCGGCAAGTTGCTTGCGAATCATGGCTTCGTCAATGCTGTCGCCGGGTGTGACGATCAGCTCATTAGCAGCCACGAACTTCGAGTAAAGTCTCGCGCGTGGACCACGGTTGGCGGCGTAATCGCTGGTGAAAGCCCAATGCTTGCACCAGTAGTTGTCGCCGTCAGGAAAGATCGCGACGATTGCCGACAGGTCGCGCGTCGAACCGAGGTCAACGCCGACAAGGCAAGGCTTGCCAGTGAAGTCTGGCTCGCCTTCGGATTCGGAGTCGCGCCAAATCTCGATTGGAATCCACTGGCCAGACCCGAGAATTTGCTGATTCAGGTGATACCGCCTGAACGCTGCTTCCCCGCTCGGCGTTCTCGCCTGAGCCAAAGCGGTGGCCAGATCGTCTGGCATGATCGTCACGCCAAGCGAAGGATTGGCCGCTGGCCAGACGGCCGGATCGTGAAAGTCCGCGTCGTCCGGAACATAACAATCGAAGCCGAAGAATGCGTCGAGGTCTTCGCTGCCTTCAGCGACAAGCTGCGCTGTCGTTCGCATTTCGTCGAACAGACGGGATTCGTCTTCGCCTGCTGTGGAAATCGCGACGAGAAGCGGGTTATCGCGAGCCACCATTGACGTCGCGACCGCGTCCCAAAGTCTCCGATCTTTGTGCGCGTGTAGCTCGTCAACGATCGCGCAACTTAGTGAATAACCCCAGAGTCTTGCCGAGTCGGCGCCGGCGGCCCAGAATCGACCGCGATTGCCTGGACAGCGAAGCTCACTTCGATAGACGTAGCCAAGACCACGAAGTTTGGCGCTCTGCTCCGTCATCATCGCCGCTTCGGTGAAGACGATTCTGGCCTGATCGCGCGACGTGGCGACGCAAATGACCTGCGGTCCTGCTTCGCCGTCTGCGAATAAGGCTTTGAGCGCCAGACCTGACGTGAGCGTCGATTTGCCGTTTTTGCGCGCGACGCTGATAAACGCCCGGCGCGTGACGCGACGCTTCTCCTGCCACCAGCCAAAGAGATTAGCCACGACGAAAAGCTGCCACGGAGCAAGCTCGAACGTATGGCCAGCATGTCGCCCGCGCACGTGTTGCAGGTAGCGAAAGAACGTCAGCGCGCGCTCGACCTCAGATCGGCGAAACTCATAACGATCTGTTTCAAGCCACCGAATGAATCGCCTAGCGGCGCCGGCGACTTGAGGACTGACCACGAGATCGCCGCTCGCTGCTCGATCTGCCCACCTTGCGAGCTCCGATTGCCACTTCGGGGTCGATCGCTTCTGGTATGTCCTCCGTGTCTGCCCCATATCTCTCTTCAAACTCTCTCAGCATCCGTTCCGCGTCCTGCAGCGCCTTCAATGCCGGGTTTGCCCTCAGAACTGTTCCACCGGCTCGCTGGATCTCAACGACGACCCCCTTTTCGTCCAGCAGCTGCTTGGCTCTTCGCCACAGGTCCTGCCAGTATTCCCTTCTTTCTGTGTGTTCGAGCATGACACTTGCTACACAATGTTCGAAGGTTGTCTCTCCGCAATCGACCTTCAGGCCACTCTCTCACCGGCACAATGTGGTGAACGACGTCGCCTTTGGCGCCACACATTGCACACCACGGGTGATCCTTCATCCATCGCTGCTGGAGCGCGACCCAGTCCCAATCGTAGCCGCGTTCCATGGCGCTCGGCCTTGAACCGCGTCGGCGTTTCGGCTTCTTCGCCTTCGGCTTGCTCATTGGACAGCAGCCGACTCGGTGGATCGTACCGCAGCGTGTACACTTAACCTGCTCCTGCATCGTATTTCTCAGCCAAGCATGGCCGTCGCAAGAGTTCGTCTCGCAGCTTTCCGATCGCAGACTCGACGCGCGCCGTCGAGGTATGCATTTTCTCAATGGTGGCCGTATTTTTTTCGATCACTTGGTTCGTTTCGCGTAGGACGCCAAGGACCTGCTTCGTTAGCCACACGATCACGCCGACGAGGACGAAGCAGAGTCCCGCGAAACCGGCTTGTATGTATGGCGTAAATAACTCCGTCATTCTGCCCCTTCCGGATCAACGACGACGCGCACGGCCCAAGCGTCGGTGAATGGCGAATGTTTGAAGTAGCTTTCTGGGACGATTGCCATGCCGTTCACGCCCCAGTCCTTGCCCCAGGAGTTGACTACGGCCACGCCCCATGTCTTTCGCGATTCGTGGCAGGCCAAGCCGATGCCACACATGGCATGGCCACCGCCACCGCCGGTGTAGTCAGCCAGCCAGCCGTCGCTTTGAACGCGAAAATTACGCCCCACAAATACGCCAAGACAGACTGGAAACCCGCAGAGAATCGCACTCGCAACATGATCGAAACTCGGACAATCCCAAGCCTCAAGCACGCGAAACCGTGGCGCGTCTTTCTTCCAATCAGCTGGCCAACGCGATTGACGCCACGTGTACATGTCGATGATCGACGCGCGACAGACGCCAATGACCTCCAAGGCCTTGATCGCGTCGCCAAGGACCGCGCCGGTATCGCTACCACCGTTGATGCGACCATAGAGATTGCCAGCAGAAAGACGAACGTACGGCGCGCCGGCAATCGCTCGCGCCACGTGGACCGCCTGAACGCTCGCGAATGCGCAGCATGCGTTCTGACCGTCCTGATCGAGAACCTCAGGGACGCAATGACCGAAGTCGATCGGCTTCCATTCGTCGCGCGGCCAGAGACGAGTCTTGCCGCGTTCGCCGAAGACGGGATAGACCTCGCCTCGGCCAGACTTTCTCGGAAGCCGCCCGAGGCGATAGGTCTTTCCGTCCTGCCCCGCCAGAACGAACTCAGAATCGTAGGTCATTGCCCCGCCTACCTTCTGCGAATAAGCCACCGCCCGGTAGTCGGACAGGAGCCTGACGCGCATGATCCGCTCGACTGCGGTTGCGCCGGTTTCGACTGCGATTGCGGTGGCGAAGAACCCGCTGGTTCTTTTCTCTGCTCAACGACAGCCACGCCTAATCGGCGCAGCAGCGATTCAAAGTCTTCGCGTGTGTTCACTCTCGCTTCGATTATGGTCTTTCCGTTGGCGTCAAGACCAAACACCACGGGCAAACCTTTTGACTTCGCGGCGTCAATCAGCGGCGCGAGATCGCTCGGCTTCTCGCCTTTCTCGTCTTTTACGTCAACGTCAACAACTCTGAATGAAATCCGTCTCTGGCTGATCGCCTCGCGAATGGATTTGTCAATAAGCGCCGCAGCCTGCGATGGCTGCCGTGCCTCGCTCTCCTCGATCCAGATAAGCGATGAGAGCGTCGCAGGCTGTGGCGTCGGTCCAGGAGGAGGCTGAGGACCTGGAGGTTGCGGCGGCGAATTCCGCACCAGAGTCACGAACGAGAGGTCAGGCTGATTGTTGACAACTTCAATCAGCAGGAGGGTCGAATCGTCAACGAGAACAGCGCGACCAGTTGAACCTGTTCGCGCTGGATAATCGAACGGAGTGCGCAGCGCGATGTCAGCCGCGAATGCTGGCTGCACGAACAACAGCAGCCACACGACAGATCGGAGAATCATTTTTCAGACTCCGCTTTCTCGCAGACGACGCGCGTAAGCAACGGCAAGAGGATCGCGAGCACGTCAATAATCTCGCGAGCGATTTTGAAGGCGTCAATCGGTCCGATCTTGCCGTCTTCAAGCGAGTCCTCGATTGCCTTGCGAACGTCCGTAATTTCCTTGATGAGATCCATTGCCCTGCCCCTTCGATTAATTGCCCAGCTTCCACCGTTATTGTAGCCTCGCGCGCAACTGTGTCAATAGGTTGTAGGACAAGTGACGCTGACCACAACCTATTGTATCCGAGTCCGCAATGGGTCCCCCGGACGGCACCATTCGCGCGAAATCGAGCATGGTTGGGGACGCGGTTAATAGAGGAGATTTTCTACCCCCCTCGGGGGGGGGTGTAGCATTTTGCTACAGTCGGCGTAGAAACTGATCAATTTTGCTACACCCGATCGCAGGGTTAGGCATTCCGCCAACGCCAATAGACAAAATTATCCAGCGAACCCAGGTGCGCGAACTGCGGATCAAAGAGCGTGCACAAGCGCACGCTACGATACGATCCTTGGAGTTCTGCTACTTTGTCGTAATGACTTAGATAAGGAAGTTCGTTGGCGACGACGTAGGCCCAAACGTCCATCCAGGACCATGTCGCCAATGGCCACGATTCGTCCATAACAATGGTCTCATGTCTCTTGATCCGCCGCTTGCGGTTGCAACTCTCTTCGGCACGTAAGCCAACGAATGCGCGCCGATAACCACGACCCTTCAGTCGCGGAACGACGCGGCCAATAAATTCCGGCGCGAACACCGCCCAATCCGGACGACCAGCTTCGTATTGTTCCGACGTGTAGATTTCCAAATTGACCGCACCCATTGCGATTGCATTTTGGACAATTTCATTCTCGATCTCACGCGGCATGAAGCCCGGACCATAATCCCAGTGGACGACCAGAATCTTCGGCGCTTGCTGCAAGACAAGGTGGAGCAGCACCATCGAGTCCTTGCCGCCGGAATAGGAGACGTAACACCGCGCCTTCAACGCTTTGGCTATCTCGACACGCGACTGCTCCACCTTGGCGACATGCTCAGGCAGCCGCGCGTAAGCCATGAATGTCTCGCGCCATTCGTCCTTCATTTCAGCTTGACCTTCGCTCCTGGAGGAACGCACATGGCTACGTTCTGCGCCGCCCAAAATGGCGGCTTCCAAGCCAGCGGATAGGCGCACTCGTATTCGCGCGCAGCCTCCACAGGAATCGGCCGCATAGCCACGCCGTCGCGCGTGATCGACCAGTCGTGATCGATCTGCTCGATCCGCATTTGTTTGATTAGCCCCCAGCCCATGCGAATGTTGTCGCCAAGGTGGGTCAAATCAGCGAAGAGTTCTTCGAGGAGGTCTTTTCGACCATGCGCGTAGAACGTGACTCGCAGTGACGGATTGTACACCCCGGCCAGTCGCCAGGCGCGAAAGTAGCCCGACGCGATGTCGAGCTTGCCGCGAGACATGAGATCAGGTTCTGGCCGCTTGACGTAATTCACCGCGCGATAATCTTCCTCCTCGAAAACGCCGATACTCGCGCACGGAATTCCGTTCTTGAGCGTGATCGTTCGCTTAAACTGCTTCTCGTCAATCGGCGTCGGCGTCTTGCTGTCGAATTGATTTGGATCGTTGGCGCGATGCCAGATCAAATGGCCGACGATTCCGTCCAAGTGAATCCAGCGGTGATTCAGCATGAGCGGAAACGCGAGATCGAATGTGATCTTCAGCGGCTTCGCCTTCATGCGATCTCCTTGATCAGGTCCTTGATTGCCTCCGCGCTCGCCGTCATATGCTCGACGTATGGCGAATCGTCAGGAACCTCCTGGTATTGCGGGTCGATTTCGCCGAAGCCTGAGGCCGAGCGCGCACCAATGAATGGCTTCTCACGCCACAGCTTGATCGCACGACCAATCGTCGCCACGGCCATGGCGTCTCGGTCGTTGACCTGGAAGTAGTGCCATAAGGTCGTTCCAGCCAGGAGGACCTCAAAGTCCACCTTCATTTGGACGGCCTGATCGTCTTCTTCTCGCTCGCGGACTTCATCGCGGCGCGTGATGAACTCCTGACCGATCAACTCGCGAATCGGCAGGAACTCGCCTTGCAACTCCGGCATGAGAACGCCAACCGTCTCCTGCGCGATCGGCACCGCATGACCGACGATCAGTTGGCCAGCAATAATCTGGTTGCCAATCGAGCAGCCCAGCAGGCGAATCAACGGAATGGTGTCGCGAAGCCGCGTCTTCATGTCGAGATCAATGCGGCCAGTCGATTCACCAAGTTCGAGGACGCCCCCGCTGGCCAGAATGTGCACCGCCTTCTTTGGCAACTCCTGAATGCCGCAGAGTTCGATCATGTCGCGAACGAGTAGACGGCGAATGACCCCGCGAATGGCATTGCCAGAAATGTACGGAATGCGAACACGCCGGCTGTCGCGCACGATCGTCACCGCGCGAAGCATGGGTGTCGATCCTGTCTTTTCGTCACCGCCGTGGTGGAGTGCGCTCAAGACTCTGATTCGTCCTTCGATTCGCTTTGCCACTGCTTTCTCCTTTCTGAGTATGAGACGGTACCAACGTGAATGTGACGCGAGAGAATATAATCCAAGACCTCTTCGCGCTGAGCTTCAAGCTTCTCAATGAGTGGAATGCCCTTTTCCGGAATGCTCTGCAGCCCAAAGTAATTGCAGAGCTTTGAGACGAATTCCGCCACGTCGCGACATGAGCACGCGGCGCGAATTCTATGGTTCCACACGTCAACTGGATTGCGGAGCCGCAGCTTCTTCCAGTTGACGCGACCGGCGATGATTGCCAGCAGCTCGATCACGTCGCCAATAAATGGCAACGGCGAGTTTCCAATCGAGTCGGCCATGGTATTTCTCCTGAACTTGATCCAGAAAATCAGGCGACAATTTCTGATAACTTTTTGCTCCAAACGTGGCTTCCTGGACTTCCGACTTTGGAAGCACGAGCAGCTGCTCGATCATGCTAGCCATTGTCTTCGTCTCGCGCCGTTCCAGGAAGACTGGCTTATCACAAAGATCGGTGTAGACGTAAATGCCGTTCATGTTTGGAGTTGTGACTGCGAACGGCCACGCGAGCCACGTGTGCTTTTGACCGCTGAACGTGAGTTGGACGCCTGTTGGCTCGTCACACTGGTCGATCAGCTTGCGGACCTTGTCCATGCCGTCGGTCTCGGCGTTGATCCAGGTGATTGCGCTGCGCGTCACGATCCAGGAGCGATTTCTGAATGGCTTGTGTTCGAGCGCCGCAAGGCAGCTCACGCAGAATCCGTCGCCATTGCGGAGTTGATAGGCACTGAGAAATGTCTTCGAGTCGCGCTCCATGCCGACGGTATGTCGGCCACACACGCGGCATGTGACAACTGTGCCGCAGTTGATCGGCTCGGAGTGATTGAACAGAAGATCACTAATCGTCAATGTATGCATTGCAACCTCACTGCGAGTTTTCCTCCTTCTATTGGTGATAGCCTGCTGATCGACAGTCTGCTGATCTGCGAGTCGTCGTCGAAGACGCCTGCATGTTGCAGCGCGTCAAGCAGCGGCTTGAGCAGGTTATCTAGATCGCGCCGGCGTCGATCCGGCGGAAAGGCGGCGATTTCGAGTTCCAGTTCGGCATTGCCAAATGTGACGGCGTGGCCAGACTTGCATGTTAGCTGCCACACTAAGCCGTCCACGGCTTCGCGATAGCGTCGGCCTTCGCGCGAGAGGACCATGCGTCCGTAGACGTTCCGCCAATACCTGTTGGCCGTCGGTGGCCAGGGCAGGTCGAGCGTGATTATCTGCTGACGTTGCGGATCAATCATCGAGAATCCTTTCCACGTCCGTTTTGGCCTCAAGTTCCGCTACCAGCTGCTTAACGTCCCTGTCTTCACGATCCCAGCCGATCAGTGGCGTCGGTGTCAGCTTTCCGTTGCACCGCACAAGACACGGCCTGTCTTCCTTGCGGTGAAAGCCCATTAGGCGGTTCTGGCGCTCAAATTCGCCCACCATCGGCATACCGGCTTCCGGCGAAACCCCGGTTCGGCGATAGCTCGCGTACGTTGTTAAAAACTCCTTACGGAGCCATTTTTCCTCATCCCCGCAGCAGCGTTCGCAGAACCGTTGCCAGCCGCCCAGACTTCGGATGGTGGCGGTAATGGCCGGGTCCTCAAACTGGACGCTGCCATACCAGCCGACGGACGCCACCGCCCGCGTGGCGATCTCCCACGCGATCAAGGCGGCATCCTCCGGCTTGGCGTCCCCGGCCAGTTCCCGAAGTTCCGCCGGAGCCGGCATGAATTTGCAGGTCCGCAGGGCCGTTTGCGTAGCCTGCTTGACGTCCTCCAGCGCCATCCCGGAAAGCCCGATCAGGTACCCCTGCAACATGGCGGGGGTCACCTGCCTCTGGAAGGTGCTTGCCAGCACGCTGACCAGGAAGGTCACTTGCTCTTGCCAATCCTCGTTCACAACGTTGGACCTCCTTTCTGCCGTTTCGCGTCGAGAAAGGCCCTTGCTACGGCCAGATTGCGGTCCTCAAGACCAGGAAGCCTTGTTGACCCGTTTCCGTTGATTCTAGGGCCATTTTTGTCGACGCAACGGGCCATCCAGTTGAACAGGAACCGCGACATCCCTTTGGCGGTTTTCCGCTTGCCGGGATTGGCCACAAGCCAAGCGTAGGCCTTGCGAAGCTCCGCATCGATGTCGATGGTTTGGAACGCTTCCTTGAGAGTCCCATAGACCGTGCCGGTGATCTTCCACTCTTTGATCGGCCCATCACATGGGAATGTGAGGCGTGCAACGTCCTCTGGCACTCCAGACTGGTCGAGAGACTCCGCCGGAGACGGCGGCGAGTCGGCTTGTCCGATCTCGCCGCATGAAAGCTCCGAGCACTCTAACTCTTTCAATTTCCCACAACCGAGAGGATCTAGCGAAGGTTTAGATTCTTCACTAGAAGTAGATTCTCCAGTTGTTGAAATTGAAGATGAAGATGAAATTGAAAATGAAATACCCGACTTTTGCTTGCGTTTTGCTTGGGCCTTTGCTTGCGTTTTGCTTAAATTTTGCTTAAGCAAACGTTGCTCGACGCCCTTTCGCCCAGCCTCAGAGCGGATCTGGCGGATGTGCTCGTCACGCACCATCCTTCTGGAGTAGATCACGCCGTGCTCAGTGCAGGAAAACACCCCGGCGTCTTCAAGCTCCTGCAACAGCCGGGAAACCTCGTCGGTTGAGCACCCGGTCATACGAGCGAGTTGCTCAGCGGTCACGGGCTTGCCGGAAACGTGTTGGAGGTAGCCCCGGCGGGGTGATTCGTGCATCAGGCAGAGCATGTCGATCCAGAGCCCTCGGGCTGCCAAACTCACGGCTCTGATGGCTGGATCCTTCAGCCAATCGCCGGGATAAAACATCATCGCAGGCAACTTGGGCATCCTTCATCTCCATCTTCTGTCGCGGGACCGTCCCGCGAAGTCCAGGCCCGGGAGTCGAACCCGGCAGGCCGCCGCGAACAGCGACCCTGCGCCGCCGCGCCTGGAAGGCCGATTAAAACTCGCCGCTCCAAAAGAGGTCCCCGTGGTAGATCAGGTCGTGCAAGAAGGCCTTGTCCCTCTGGTAGTACGGCAACAGGGCCTTCTTCTCTCCAGAGCATTCATGGCAGTAGAGGTGAAACCGTCCGTCCTCGTCATCGATCTTCTCCACGGGGAACGGGATGAACTCGCCGCAGATTTCGCAATGACGCCTGCGACCGTGACGTGATCCTACTGGTCCTTGCTCTGTTCCACTCATCGCTAGTGTCTCCGTTCATCTGGTCTCTATTGCTTCATCCTTATTCGCTCATCCGTTCGCCGGACCGCCCGGCGATTCCCACCTCCGGGGCTTGCACCCGGACGCCGCTAGCGGTGGTGTCGAGCACTTCAAAACAATGTCGGTCTCCGAATTTCCTCCAGGAGCTTGTCCACCTTTTTCTCCGCCCGTTTGGACGCATCCAGGGCCGTCTGGCTCTTCGTCCGAAAATACTCGATTTGGCAATGCCGCATTTCAGCCACCGCTTCCATCAGTCGATCCAGGTCAGCGCGCAGCCGCTGGACCTCCGTTAAATCAGCCGTGTTTTGTGCCATTTCTCTTCACCGCTCTCCATGTCGTCACCACACGCAAGCCATCCTCGAACTCCACCAGGATATTCCGCGGCCCTGGCCCAGTAGATCGTTTGACGATCCGACACTTGGCCCCATATCGTTCTGGCAATCGCCGCTTGAACCGCCAAACGTACCTGAATTCGGCGAATTCCTCGCACTCGCTCCCCGGAAGTGCAAACTCTGGGTTCCCACACGCCGGGCAAGGCGAGTCTTCAGTCGGATAACGCCGATAACATCGCGTACAAACACGGTAGGCTGGTCGTTCTTTATCGTCACTGTTTGCGTTCATTGTTGGGCGAGGGGCAGCTCGGGTGGCATTCGTTGCGTGACAACCGTTCTCGGCTCACTCGGTAAGAGCCATAGGTAGGTGGCGTCTTCCTGATAGTGATAACCCATGTATGGAGCAATCGCTTTGAGAACGGCCAATGCGTTCATGTCAAGGTGAAATTCGTACAGTCCCAAGACGTTGACTTGATCTTTTACTAATTGCACAGGACGTAACATGCTTAGTCCTCCTCTAAACGCTGGGCGAATGTCGAGAATTGCACCATGGAAACGGTTTTACTCATCTCTTCGCCTCCATTTTCCTGACATGTCTCCAGGATTATCGTCGCAGACACTATCCGCGTCCGATTCGTCGCCGTAGTCGTCCTCTAAAGGGTCATCCGGGGGATGGCCGGTACGCTCTATTTTCGGCGGCTTCCCGATGCACCGCGCGCAATAATAACCGCGAGTATCTCGGCCGCATGACATGCAGCAGCGAATCCCATTCGCGTCGGCGTCAGTCGTCTTCTCGAATCTCTTCTCTCCTCGATTCATCGTTCTCCTCAGTACCTCTTTTGCTATTCCGCATAATCTCGTCTCCTCCTCACCATAACCTCAGTCTTGGCCGGTATAACGTGGCGTCTTTGACCGGGTAGCTTTGATCCAGGCAGTCGAAGAGCCGATCCACAACCTCCAGCAGAAGATCAGACGCTGGAATCGTGAAGATTCCCATGGCCCACGCCCAGATCAGCTCGCGTCCTTCCCACGTGCGTAAGTCGTCATAAGGCAGAACCAACGCAAATTCGTACTTTGGCGTGACGAGCGTCACTTTGGCTCGCTTCTCTCCGTCTTGGTAGAAGACGCTGATTGAGTAGTGCATAGCCCAGCCTCCTGCAATTCTTCGCGTAGAATCTTCACGTCCTTCGGAGCCTCGACCCCAAGACGCACAGAACCGGTCTTGGTCTGGCAGACCGTGATCACGATACCGTTCGAAAACAAAAGCTTTTGACCGTCCTTCCGTGTGAGTACAAGCATTCCTAACTCCTTTGTCTACCGAATCCTTCGTCCAAAACGCCTCCAGTATTCCTCCTCAGCGCGATCGTCGTAGCCTTCTTCGTAGGCCTTGTTGAAGGCCTCTTCGACACACGTTTCGCATGGCTCGACCCAAACTGTCTCGTCAGGCAGGATCACCGCCTGTAGCTCGTTCTGACACCGCGAACAGATTGCCGGAATCCTTTTCTCCTTCACCATTGGACTTTCCATTGCCGTTCTCCTCCAAAATCTTGTCGGCTAGTTCGTCCGCGCGACGGCCAATCGTCACGACAGTCGCCTCGACCGGCGTCGAATCGACCAGGTCCTGTTCCTCTTCGCTGATCCGCAAGCCTTTCAAGACGTCCGGAAAGGCGTCGCGCAGCGCCCAGGCCCGCGCTCGCATTTGCAGCATGCGAGCCGGATAGGTCTTCCATGTCTCGCGATTCGCCAAGCCGGCGCGTCGCGCGTCAGCCATGGTGAACGTTCGCTTGATCGGTTTGCAGCCGCGCCGCTGGACGACGCAATGCGCCGCAATCGGATTGCCAGCGTCGTCGTAGTCCATGGATTCTTCGAAGGCCTCGTGAACCCATTGCGGACAAGCCATACACATGGCTAAGGCCGCGTCGCCCCAGATCGACGGCCTACCGTTGATCACCGCAATATTCTGGAGCGCCGCCAATGGATTGAGTCCAAGTTCCAGGCCGAATTCAATGGCAACCGCCACCTTCTCTGGCTTGCCGATATAGTCCTTCGGACAGAGTTCAGACTTTGCGACAATCTGCGAGAACCTCCAAAGGTCCTCGGTACTCCGAATCTGAATGCCACGAGTGCCTATCGTGGCTGGTACGTGATCGTTACTCATCGCAACCTCCTCCTTTGACTTTGAGAACTCGAAATGTCGAAACTCTTTCCAATGCCGCCGCGATATCTGGATAGCGTTTTCGTAGCTCGGTCGTATCAACGCAGCGTCGCGTCTGTTCGCGATAGGTGATCTCGCGCCCGTCGAGCAATCGTCCAACAGTGGCGTCGCCGAGCGCGTCGATCAGCCGTCGTTGGTGGAGTTCGATCGCCTCCTCGATCTCTTTTCGCCGGCGCAGCAGCTCGGAGTATTCGCTGAGGATTGGCGCCAGATCGTCTGGCAAGGCGATAATCTTGTCTTCGCGTCTTCGCGATCGAAGAATCTCCAGCGGCGGCGGTTCCGTGGACGGCGGAATTCTCGGCTCGACGTGTTCTTTCCAGAAGTGATTGCAGCGCGCGCGAATCGCTTCGATCAGCTTCTCGTGGCGCGGAATACGATAGATTCGCCATTCCAGCTTCGTCGTCGCCACCGCAGCGGCAACGATCACCTCCTTCAATTCGCCGACAAAGGCCTGGTGTTGACACTGAATCAGAACGTGGTCAGGAACCTCGTCGGTGAACGGCTGACCCCAATATTGAGCGCCGGACGCCGAGACATACTTGCATTCGATCGCGAAGCCGTCGCCGAGCGCGTCGAATGTGGCAGATAAGAGTGGATCGTCTTTCGCGACTCGAAATTGATTGCGACGGACGCCATTCAATCCAAGCTCGTCGCAAGCGAACTCGATGAGTGGCTTTTCGAGACGGTGGCCAGTCATCATGGCGTCGGTCGATTCGTCACTCCGGCGCGGCTCGACCTTGCGCCAATAGATATCGCTGGCTGTTTGCCACGGCGAGACGCCACAAATTGCAGGCGACTCAGAGGCTCCAATATGCAGCCTTCGTAGCTCCCGCTGCCGTGCGGTCAGCATCGTGCACGTCCTACTCGGTCCTTGCGCGAGAGCCAGTCGGGGAGAGAGGCGACGGCTCCCGCGCGTCCGTCATTCCTTCTCCCCGGGCGACGCGCCCGCCTCTACTCCAGCGAAGGAAGAATCACCGATCCCCCTGACGCAATGCGTGGATCGACATAATGCTCGATCGTCGTCTTTGCCGACGTGTGGCCGAGCAGCGTCTGCGCTGCTGCGATTCCAGCTTGCGCTGCGGCCAGCGACGCAGCCGTTCGGCGAATCTTGTGAAAGAGTCCAAAATGTTCGCCTGGAAGCGGTTCGAGATTGGCCGGGCGCGCGATCTTCTTCCGGAATGTCGTGAAGAAATGCCTTCTGCAGTGGGGCCATTCCCAGACCAACTCGCGTTTCGGCCACTGCAATTCTTTGATCTTCGCGATCACGTAATCTGGCAGCTTGAAGATTTGCTCGCTCTTGGTCTTGCTGTTCTCGGCGCGCAGGACGATGAAGCCTTTTTTCAGGTCGATATCCCGCCATTTCACTTTGAGCAGCGCGCCGATACGCGAACCTGTGTGGTAGGCAACGGCGATCAGCGTTGGCCACCAAAGCCTGGCCAATTGGACGCCGACGCGCCCTTGAAGGCAGTTGGCGACGCGATACAGCCGTTGAAACTCGTCGAGGCCCCAAGCATGTGGCGTGCGCCGAGCGCACTTGATCTTTGGCTTTGGTGGTAGCTTGCGGATATAACCACACTCCTGAGCGAATCTCAGGAGCGAATACAGACGCCGAATGTAGCCAGCCTGAGTATGGCTGCTCGCAGTGAATCGCCGAAGCCAAAGCAAGTATCGGCCAATGGCTTCGACATCGATCTTGCGAATGTCGACGACTCCAGTTGCAGCTTCGAATCGCGCCGCGGTGATCAGGATTAGCTTCGCGTAGTCGTGAGAGAGTGGGCGCGAGATAATGTAGAGATTTGCCAACTTCGAAAGTGTCATGCTGCTGCCTCCTCAGGTGCAAGGCGGCCCCGTAGGCCGCCGTGCCCCGTGAAGGCCGCGAACCGCAACGTCTGCTCCTGATTCGAGCATAATTCGCGATTCGCAGTTCTAAAAATTCAGAAAAAATTGTCATGGCGCCGCCCCGTCGCGAAGACCAGATAAGGTTCGGCGGACCTCGATTTCGGTGACGATTCGCCGGATCAGATCAGCCTTGCTGCGTGCGCCGCGGAGCGTTGCGCCCATCTTCGCGAGAATCTCTTTCAACTCGCGCACTGACATGTTCGTCAGCTTGGCCACGTCAATCGCGGTCGTCACGGCCAGACCTCCTGTATTAGAGGCTGCGACGGCGTGCTCACACCGCGTGAGCAGGACTTGTCCCAGTGGGCTTTAGGACACGCCAAAAATTTGCTGCCTGATCGCCGTCGCAGATTCCTCTCGTCGATTGCGGGCGAGACGCCCAACCAGTTTTTGGGCACCCGCTCAGTCGCCGCAGCGGCGGCTAAGAAAGGTGCCAATGATTTGGTAACTGCCTATAGTCTAGGAAAGGTCCTAGGGTTTGTCAATACCCCAAGACTAGATTTTGCCGAAGCGATATAAGAACAGATTAGGACGAGACTTGCGACGGATTGCGTTGCTTGCGCTCGCGTTCCAGACGAGCGACTTCGCGTTCTGGAATGGCTCTCACATAGCCGAATTTTACGGATTCGATGCGCCCTTCACAAATGAATTGGTGCACGCGCCCGGGCGACACTTTGAGTCGCTCGGCCACTTCACGAACTGTATAGTATTTTTCACCTTGGAGCATGCTCATGCCTCCATTATAGCAACTTTCCTAGGTCGTGACCAGAAATTAAGGCAGGTGTTACCAGGCTCATTGGCACCGCCGAAGCCCCCTGGTCCTCGCGGATCCAGGCACCTGCCAAGGGAACGCATGAAAGCTAGAATTAAGGCAGACGCACAGGTAGGGGCAGCCACCTGATTAGCGCTCGTGGCGCCGCGTCTGCCAGAGAGCGGGAGACGGGATTCGAACCCGCGACCCCCAGCTTGGGAAGCTAGCGCTCTGTGTCAAGGCAAGAAAAGAAAAAACCCGGCATGAAGCCGGGCTAGACAAGGAGGATCGACGGAGAGTCAACAGGTCACATACTCAGGCGACACGCGCGCCGTCGGGCTGCCAGACAGCCTCCCACTCGGCACCCTTGTATTCGCCGTTCACGCCGTGGCGACGGAAGGCGCGATCTGCCAAGGCGATCTCCTCTTTGGTTGGCAGCGTCGCAAGCTCTTCGACAGACCAAGGCAACTCACGCTCGTTATGTTCGTAGGCCCGTCCATGATAGAATCGGACAATCTGCGTTTCGCGCTCGTTTTCTGGCGTCCAAGCCAGTTGGACCCAGCTCGCGTGCGGGTGCCGCTCCAGGCCGTGCGACTCGAAGACGATGGCCCGGAGAACGCCGACAAAATCGGCTGGTATCTCCTCCCAAGACCAAGGACCAGTTGCGCTCGGCGTCGGACGTGGCGCGATTTCGTCGAGCGACAGAAGCTCACACAGGCATTCGTCGAAGCGATCTTCGCGGAAATAGCGGTCGAAAACTGCCTCGACTTCCTCAATCTCGGCTAGATCAGGCATGACAGCCAAGTCTTCGCGGTACCACGGGCAGTTGTGATCTTGCCGCGTTCTCGCGAAGCGGACGACGCGCCGCCGACCGTCCAGCATTGCCAATTGGACGAAGTAGTTGTCCTTGACGACGCCGCCGCTCAGGAGCCGGACAATGCGAACAACGCCCTCGAAATTGATTGGAATGCCTTGCCAAGTAATCATGTTTTCGTCCTCCTCTGTCTCTGGTACGTTTACCTCTGGCGAAGCCTAACACGCATTCTCTGCTTAGTTACTCCCACTCATCAGGTTCGGTAGCAACCACTCTGTAGAATTCGTTTCCGTTCTCGTCGGCTACTACCCAGTCCACATCTGGATATTGCCCTCCCAGAAAATCTGCCATCTCGCATGCCTCCACGAAGGATGTAAACCAACGATCCTCGTCACTGTAGAGCCAGCAGCCGTCCGTCTCGAAGTGGCCGTCTCTCACAACGAAAATCTGGTATCGTTTGCTCATTGGCGTCGCCATTGTTACTCCTCTTCTTCCAACGCCCTCGAAATTGATTGGAATGTCGTGCCACCTAATCATGTCTTCATCCTCCTCTGCGTACGGTACGTTTGTGCCTAGTGAACATTAACACGCCTTTTCCGCCAACTTGGCGATCTTGCTCAGCGCCGTCTGGCTCGGCAGCTGTTGGCCGCGCTCCCAGCGTGAGACGGTGATGGCGCGAACACGCAGTGTCGCCGCGAACTCCTCCTGACTCAGGCCGGCGCCGACTCGCAACGTCCGAATCCACCGCGCCGCGGCCTCGACGAGCGGCTGAAGAGCCTCCTTTTGACTCTCTGAGCCGTTCGAGCACGGCTCTCGCGGCACGCCGTCCTTCGCCGACGTGATCGCCCAACGCGGCTTGTCTCCGCAGTGGCGATCGACCCAGAGAAACCAACTCTGGGATCCAATCATGAATCGCTTTGCTATTTCCCACGCCATGGTCACTCCTCCTTCACGCTAACCGCGAACTTCAAGGTTTCTCGCGTCTGGTCGTTCCACGCGCCACGCCATTCTTTCGTCGCCGCATCGAATCGGAACCCAAGCCGCTTGAGCACGTCGCGAAGGCGATAGCCGTTCGCGATCACCAACTCGCCATTCTCGACGCGGCCCGAAGCCTTGCTCCAATCGTCCGGTTGCCAGCCGCACTCGCAGACGCGATCTGGATTGTCGTACCGATAAACATTGATCCACGCGCCGCACCGCTCACATCGAATCGAACCACCCTTCGCCATGACTGTTTCTCCTTTGCTTGGAAACCTCGAACCTCATCATCACTACATATAATATATCGCCTAGTCGGCGTCTAGTCAAGAGGAAAAATCTGTCAAAATGTCGTGGGTGGAGTACCGAAAACCACAATATGTTGTAGTCAGGCTCTTGGGAGCACGTGGCGACATTGCTTGCAGCGCCAAACGCGCTTGCCGCCACAAAACAGAGCGACAACGAAGACTGGAATTCCGATAATGAGTCCAACTGGAAACGCGGCGATTGATACCGCAGCCGCAATCAGCAATAGGAGACAGCCAAGCGAAACGCCAAGGCAATCGCCAATGCTCGATCTGACCATTTCGCCGCCACAAAGAGGACACACGACGCGCTTGACCTTCATTTTCGGCCCCTCCTCCAGGAAAATGCGAACGCCTAGTCGCCGCTATATTAGTCAGACGAGGATCACGAGTCAAGGACGCAGAATGTCAACTCGCATCTGGCGCGTCCTTCACGGCGCACTGGCCGCTGAGCAGCACGCAATCTGTCGTGAGGTCGCGCAGCACGTAGGAATAGAGACCTGGCGCTGGAACGAGCGAATCGTCGGCGTTGACTGACACGAGACAGCCAGTCGATTGAGGCGTGATCGCGATATCGTCGCCGTCACATTCGGCGACGGCAACGCTCGTGTCAGGCCGATAGATTATCAGAGCCAAATCGTGGCCGCTGACGTCTTCGTCGAGTGACCAGGACGCTTTGAGTCTCGCGTATCGCCAAAGCGTGATCACACCGCCGTCGCCGTCCGTCCGCTGCACATTCGCCACCAGCGGCTGCACCACCACCTGAACCAAATTCTGATCTTTAATCTGTTCCACGACGGCGTCGGCAATCGCCTGCTCATCCACGTCAACGCTAGCGCTGGCCAAGACCAATTCGCTGCCACTTTCGCCGATGAAGTGAAGCTTGTCTGCCTGCTGCTTGATTGCCGCGATGCTTTCGTTGTCCGGCGCAACGTAGGCGCTTGCTTCCAATCGCGTCGTGATTTTGGCGTCCAGATTGTCGAGCATGTCTGCGCGATCTTGCGTGTAACCGAGCGCCGCGATCTGCTCAGACGGCGAGAGTCCCTGTTGATATGCGCCGACCGTCACGTTGAATCCGAATGCGCTTAACGTCCGCGTCTCGTGGTTCCAGACGCCAGCCGCCGTCGATGTCCACTCGTCGGTCTTACCAAACGAACCGGCGGTCGTGTGCTCGGACCTTGGCTCGTTCCAAACAGCGTCTGCGATAGCCGCGTGCTCGCTGGCAACAAGCGAGTACCCCGTCTTATCGTTATTCGTCCCGACGACGACCGTTTCACCGTCCAGCGTCGCCTTCACATCTGTGCCCGAGAAGGTTAGTTGGTCCGTCTTGGCCTTGATGGCCGCGATGCCGGCGTTGTCTGGGGCTGTGTACGCCAGCGTTGCCAACCTGGTGGATACATTGACATCCAGCTTGGTGAGCGGGTCGGA